GATGTGCCAGAAGGTCGAGCCTGTGGAAACTGCTTATTCTTCAATGAAGCAAAGCAAATCACTGAGGATGGACTTCGCAAGGCATACTGTGAACGCTGGGAAGATTATGCTCAAGGCGGTTTCTACTGCAATGCTTGGCAAACAAAGCCGGGTCAGATTAGGCAAGTAAATCTGCAAGTTCCTGAATACATCAGAGATAATGCGGAGCAAGGGTTGCGCTGGCATCGTGAAGGTTTATCAGGTCAAGGTTTAGTCGAGCGCACAGTTCGTGAAGCAGCGGCCATGGCTCGCGGTGACATCACAGAGGACAAAGTTCGCAGGATGTCTGCTTGGTTCGCTCGTCACATGAGCGATCTATCTGCTCCATCTGCAAAGCCTGATCATCCTGACTATCCAAGTCCGGGAGTAGTGGCTCATGCTCTATGGGGTGGCGGTACAAGAGATCAAAGTGAACGAGCGATGGCTTGGGCAGAAGCAAAAGTTAAAGCCTTAGATTCCGAAGGAAGGAATGCAATGACAACAACAATGAGACCGCCAGCCACAGCAAATGTGGAGACTCGCGATCTACCAATGACAATGGCAAACTTTGAGTTCAGAGATGACTCAGACTTCATGTCTTTTAGAGGCTACGCAGCAGTTTTCAACAGTGAAAGCGAACCACTACCTTTTAGAGAGACAATTTTGCCGGGAGCATTTAGCCGATCCCTACGCTCTCGCAATAATGTCAAAATGTTTGTGAATCACAACATGGATCAAGTTTTGGCTTCAAGTAGAGCAGGAACCCTCAAACTTTCTGAAGACAACAGAGGTTTGCTCGTTGAAGCCGATTTACCTCCTACAACTTACGCGAAGGATTTGTCTATCATGATGAGGCGCGGAGATGTGGATTCAATGTCTTTTGGTTTCTCTGTACCTCGCAATGGCGATTCATGGAACGATGATCAGAGTCAAAGAACACTCAAGGAAGTGAGATTGCATGAAGTATCGATTGTCACTTCTTTCCCAGCCTACGCTGCGACAACTGCTCAGGTCAGGACAATCGACATCCTCGCCAAGCGTGCAGGTTGCGAAGTTGATTCGATTGCCGATGCAATTAGAAGCATCGAAAGTGGATCAGAACTTACAAGAGAACAACGCGAAGTCATCGCTGGATTAGTTGATGCCTTGACACTAAAGTCAGCACCAGCGGAACAGCCATCTCAAAAATTGAACCTGCTTCGCGCAAAACTAGAACACGCCTACAAGGCCATTTGATTTTCTGATTGTGGAGCCACGATCAGATCGTTGTTGCGGAGCCGCACAACTTATTCCCTGCAAACCAACAACAATAAGGAAATAACCAATGGAATACATTGACAGACAAGTCGAACTCCGCGCTAAGGCGTGGGAAGAGGCAAAGGCTCTGCTTGATTCTGCGGCTACTGAAAACCGCGATCTATCAGGCGAAGAGCAAGTCTCTTACGACAGAATCATGCAAGATCTCGATTCTCGCGCAAAGACAATCGAATCACTAAAGGCAGATGCAGCACGCGAAGAGCGTGTGAATGCTGCAATGGCCGGCAGCGAAGATGTTGCCCGACCATTAATCGAGCGCGCTGCTACATCACAAAGCGATGCTGAAATGATCCGCGCTCTAGCGCGTGGAGAAGTTCGCACTGCAAACTTTGAGAAGCGCACAATCACTGGCGGCTCCACAGGTGCTCCAGTACCAACATCCTTCTACGATCAAGTGATCTTGAAGGCTCGTCTCGTTGGCCCAATGCTTGACCTTCCAACCATCTTGAACACTCAAGGCGGAGAGAACCTACAGATCCCATCATTGAGCACATACTCAGCAGGATCAGTATTTACTCAAGGATCAACAATCGGCGCAAGCGATCCAGTATTCAACTCATTCGTGACTCTTGGAGCATTCAAGTATGCATTCTTGACTCAAGTATCACGCGAGTTGATCGAAGATGCAGGCGTGGACATCTTGTCCTTCCTTGCAGATCAGACTGGTAATGCAATGGGCTACTCAGTCAATACAGCCCTAACAACTGGAACTGGAACAGTTGAGCCAAACGGCTTGATGACCAAGACCTCCGCAGGCGTAACTGGTGGAACAGGCGTATCTGGTGCATTCACAGCAGATAACTTGATCGACCTTCTTTACTCCTTAGATGGTGCTGCTCGCAGACTTCCGGGAGTTGCCTTCATGATGAATGGTGCTTCTATCGGTAAGGTTCGCAAGTTGAAAGATACTGCTGGTCAGTATGTATTCCAGCCTGCACTTGCTATCGGCTCACCAGACACCTTGCTAGGTGTTCCACTGTATGAAAACCCAGCAATGGCAGATACAGCAACAAACGCAAAGTCTGTGGCTTGTGGTCACTTGCCTTCATACTTCGTGCGTCAAGTTGGTGGAATCCGTCTAGATCGTTCAGACGACTTCGCCTTCTCGAACGATCTTGTGACATTCAGAGCAACCATCCGCGTAGATGGAAACTTGCCTCAGACCAGTCACATCAAACACTTCGTTGGCGGTACTGCATAGTTCTACCAACGCAAGACCGGATGAGGGATGCAACGCAGGGTGCATCCCTCATCCTCCCTGCAAATCCCTGCGAAAAAAGGAACAGCGGTGAGTCAGAGTGCTCGTCATAATCAAAAACAAAGCGGTCGATCTTCCGGAGGAATGGGCAACCTACCTGCTGGAAAACAAAAGAGCGTTGCCAATGGAAAGAGCGATCGCGCAGCGATCCTATGGAACTCCAACAGTCCTTATGCCTCAACCGGATACGGACAACAGACTGCGCAAGTCACACAACGACTAGCCAAACAAGGTCACTCAGTAGCAATCAGTTCCAACTACGGCTATGAAGGCGGCCCTCCATCGAACTGGAATGGGCTTACTCATTATCCAAGAGGTCTTGATCCATACTCAAATGATGTGATTACTGCTCATGCTACGCATTGGCACATGCTCAATGAAGGCTTGAAGCCAATGCTAATCACCTTGTTTGATGTTTGGGTTTTCAAAGGCAAGATGTGGGATAACCACATCATCCATTCTTGGGTTCCAATCGACCACACGCCTTGCCCTCCAGAAGTTCTAAACTGGCTCAAGCGCGATAATGTTCGACCAATTACGATGTCAAAGCATGGCAAGTTGATGCTAGATCGTGAAGGCATTGAAAATACTTACATCCCACATGCGATTGAAAAAGTATTCAAGCCAACTAAGACTTTCAAAGATGATCGTGGCGAAATGCTGTCAGGCAATGATCTGATGGGAATCAAAGACGATTCATTTATTGTGATGATGAACTCTGCAAATAAAGGCGTTCTACCAAATCGCAAGTCCTTTGGTGAAGCACTCTTGGCATTCAGCCTATTCTCATCGGTTCGGACAGATGCAAAACTTTATCTGCACACAGAGGACATGGGTGCGATGGGTGGAATCAATCTAAGAAGGTTGATCGCCTCTTTGAGCATTGAGGACAAAGTTATCTTTGCCGATCCTTACGCGCTCCGTCTAGGCTACCCACAGGAAGCCCTGTCAGCGATTTACAGCGCAGCAGATGTGCTACTTGCACCATCTATGGGTGAAGGATTTGGGATACCTGTAATCGAAGCGCAAGCCTGCGGAACTCCTGTCATAGTAAGCAACGCCACAGCCCAACCAGAACTTGTTGGCGATGGATGGCTTGTGGAAGGACAGCCATTCTGGAACTCAACTCAGGCTGCTTGGCTACACATGCCATCGGTTCCATCGATAGTTGAATCTCTTGATGCTGCCTATCAACGAGGCAAAGGCACATCTCAGAAGGCAGTTGATTTTGCACAGCAGTTCAATGCCGACAAAGTTTTCAATGAATCTTGGAAGCCTCTTGTGGATAACTACATCAAGGAATCTGCATGATTCCAGTAATGATTGTTCCAGTCTTGAATCGCTATGACCTGCTTGAGCGAATGATCAAAAGCATTGATTTCCCGATTGGGTATTTGTTAGTAATAGACAATGGCGGAGTTTGCTACACAATGCACAATTCCTTTGTGGCTAAGACTTCCATCTTGCGATTGCCTTCAAATCTTGGAGTAGCGGCAAGTTGGAATCTTGGAATCAAGTTGTTCCCTATGGCTAAGTTCTGGACATTTAGTTCAGCAGATGTTGTATTTGAACCAAACGCTCTCAAGAATCTATTTGAAGGCAGTGCATCAAATCGACTGGCATTGACAGAACTGGCTCCGCATTATCAAGCATTCAGCATTGGTGATCAAGTGATTGATGAAGTTGGACTCTTTGATGAGTCTTTTTATCCGATCTACTTCGAGGACAATGATTTTGAACGCAGGGTCAGAGCCAAGAACCTTGAAGTCGCTTATGTGGCTCTTGCTTCCCGTCATGACAACTCATCGACTATCAACAGCGATGAAAGCCTGTATCAACAGAATAGCCGAACTTTTATTTCCAACGCTGATTATTTTAACAGCAAGAAAGATGCAGACGATTATTCTGCTGGATCTTGGTCGCTCAAAAGGCGCAGAGAAAACAACTGGGAATACGACTCACAGAAACATCTCAAAGCATGAAGGTCGTGATCACAGGAGTGGCAGGATTTCTAGGTTCACACCTAGCAGATGCCTTTCTTGAACGCGGTTGGAATGTCACAGGCATCGACAATCTTCTCGGTGGCTACTATGACAATGTTCCAAAAGAAGTTGATTTCTGGCATGTAGATCTTCTTGATCTAGATGAAATTCAGATTCCATTCTTTGAAGCAGATCTAGTAATCCACGCAGCCTGCACAGCCTACGAAGGCTTGAGCGTGTTTAGTCCTAGTCTGATTGTGGCCAATACAGTTCAAGCGACCACTAATACTTTGACAGCGGCTATTAATGCAAAGATCAAGAAGTTTGTCTATCTGTCCTCAATGGCAAGGTATGGCGAGCACGAAGGCCGCAAGTACCGAGAAACTTTTGAGACTAAACCTCAAGATCCTTATGGGATCGCAAAGGTAGCCTCAGAGAATCTAGTTCGGAATCTGTGCGACACTCATGGTCTTGAGTGGGTGATTTTGGTTCCTCATAACATCATCGGCCCAAGACAGAAGTATGACGATCCTTACAGGAATGTTGCTTCGATTATGATCAACAGAATGTTGCAGGATAAGCAACCGATCATTTACGGAGATGGTTCTCAGCAGAGATGCTTCTCCTACATTGATGATGTTGTTGATCCTTTGATCGCAGCCTGTGTCAGACCAGAGGCTATTGGTGAGGTCATAAACATCGGCCCAGATGAAACCACTATGCCAATCAAAGAACTTGCAGAACGAATCGCTCATCTTCTAGGAAAGCCATTTGATCCAATCTACATGCCGGGCAGACCGCAAGAAGTTCCGATTGCTCTTTGTTCCTCAGATAAGGCTAGAGCCTTGCTGGACTATCAGACCAAAGTGCCATTCCAAGAAGCCCTGATCAAACTCATCGAGTGGATCAAGCAGCGAGGGACTAAAGATTTCACATACCATCTACCTTTGGAGATTAATTCAGAATTGACTCCTGCTACTTGGTCAAAGAAGTTGATGTGAAAAGCCTAGTTGAGATTTATGCAAACTACTCTGGGCCAGATGGCTTTGGGGATAAAGGCACAGCCCATTCCTACTTGCCTGTCTATCGTGATGAATTGACTATGCGAGATGACATCTCTCTACTTGAGATCGGTGTCTGTCAAGGTCATTCAATCAAGATGTGGATGGAATACTTTTCAAACAGCGAGATTCTAGGTCTTGACATAGATCTGACAGGCGTGATCTTTGAGGATTTACCTGTCGCAAAATGTAATGCGACAAAGGCAGAAGAACTTGACTCAGTTTTGGGAGATCGCCTGTTTGATTACATCATTGATGATGGAAGTCATCAGGTACAGGATCAGATTGCTTCGCTAGATCTTCTCTGGCCTAGAATCAAAGATCGAGGCAAATACTTCATCGAGGACATCAAATCCGATGCAGAACTGTTGTTGCTGCAAGCCTACGCAACATCAAGAGACTACAATTTCCGATGCTACGATCTGCGAGCCACTAAAGGCAGAGCAGATGACATTTTGCTAGTGATAACGAAGGAGCACCTGTGGCAATAACTAATGGCTACGCAACCTTGAATCAAGTCAAGGCAGCCCTTCGCATCACTGATGCAGTCGATGATGCTTTGCTAGAGATGGCAGTCGAATCAGCCTCTCGACTAATAGATGGCTATTGTGGCCGCAGTTTCTATTCTCAAGGCACAGCCATCAAGGTTTATGCACCTGACAATCCTTATCTCGTACAGGTTGATGATTTATCAAGTGGCACAGTAACAGTCAAGACTTCTAGCGATGCTGATTCAAACTTTGACACAACTTGGGCAGTCACAGACATTCAACTAGAACCTCTCAATGGCAGAACTGAGGGTCAGGCTTGGCCTTACACTCGCATTCGTGCTGTTGGAGATTATCTCTGGCCATCCGATGACTACGGAGAAGCAACAGTTCAGGTGACTGGTGTGTTCGGTTGGCCCGGCGGAGTACCAACAAATGTGACTCAGGCTTGTGTGATTCAGGCATCTCGTATCTTCAAGCGACTTGATTCTCCATTGGGTGTTGCAGGATTTGGCGATCTAGGAGCAATCCGAGTTGGTCGAGGTCTTGATCCTGATGTAGGACAACTGGTTGAGCCTTATCGGAAGATGACTGGAATAGCCTGATGCCAACATTCACTCAGTTGCGAACAGGACTGAAAACAAACTTGGCAACAATCTCAGGACTCAGAACTGCGGATTTGATTCCTGACAATGTCAATCCTCCTATCGCAATCGTGACACCAGAATCCATCGCCTTCGATACCGCGTTCCAAAGAGGGATGGATGAATACAATTTTACAATTTTGGTGGTCGTTCACAGGGCAGCGGAACGATCAGCACAAAGTTCGCTGGATGCCTACTGCAATCCAACTGGAAGCACAAGTATCAAGACAGCGATTGAGTCCGACCGATCCCTCGGCGGTGTGGCTCAAACACTCAGGGTCACAGACTTGAGAACCTATCAGGCTCTCAGTGTAGGTGATGTTGATTATCTAGCGGCTGAGTTCTCAGTCGTTGTCTATGCATAAGAAAGGAAACAAGCATGGCCAAGTTTGTTGCCACGAATCATGTCATCAAGATCAATGGAACAGATTTCAGCACTTCGCTGGCATCTGTTGAATTGAACTTTGAGTCTGACGATGTGGAAACCACAGCGTTTGGTTCTGATTTCAGAACTCGCGTTGGTGGACTAAAGACAGGAACGATCTCCCTGAACTTCCATCAGGATTTCGGAGCAACATCAGTGGATCAGACATTGAACCCACTGCTAAACACAATCGCAACTGTTGTGGTAATTCCATCAGGAACAGTAGTTTCTGCTACGAATCCATCTTACACAGTCACATGTCTGGTGAATCAGTATCAGCCATTCGCTTCATCTGTTGGCGATCTAGCAACAGTCTCAGTGTCTTGGCCACTAAGCGGCTCAGTCACTCGCGGAACAACCGCCTAATAATAAGAAAGAGAGTACCCTGTCATGAAGGTCAAACTACATGTCTCTTACCCAAACAAGTCGGGAGCGGATGTTGAAGCATCTGCTCCTGACTTGATTGCCTTTGAGCAGGAGTTCGATAAGTCGTTCACTATTTTCAGCGACATGAACTCAGTTAGATACACGCACTTCGTTTGGTTGGCTTGGCATGTTCTACACAGAACAGGCAAGACCAAAGAGTCTTTCAACGATTGGATTTCATCAATCGAATCAGTAGAAGGGCTGGATAGCGATGAGATAGTCCCTTTGGAGATCAGTCCTTCCACTGGCTCATAGCACATCTCTCGTTCGAGTGGAAGATTTCTCCATCGCAGGTCATAGCGGAGTCGCCTCGCATGGTTGCTACTATGCAGCGATACCTGCGATGGAGAATCACAGAACAGAATCGACCAGACAGGAACTAGATGACACGCATTGAAGTTGTTGGCTTAGGCGACACACTGAAAGCGATGAAAGTCTTTTCTCCTAATGCCTTGAAGGAATACCAAAAGGAATCCAAAGAAGCAGCAGCAATTGTTGTCAAAGTTGCGAGAGCCATAATTCCTGATGAACCTCCTATGCGTAACTGGCGCAAGATTCCTCCAAGGAAATCTAGAGGAACACCACGACCACACTCCGATCCGAGAGCAAACCCTCGCGGTGGAGCAGGCTGGCCGATTTGGGATACCAATGAGATCCGCAGAGGAATCCGAATTGCCACAACCAAAAAACGCGAGCGTGGTGAATCTTGGGGATCTTTGCTGCGAGTTGAAAACAGATCAGCAAGTGGAGCAATCTTTGAAGTAGCAGGTAGGCGCAGTCGCGGAGCCAGCCCATCAGGTGTCCAGTTCATTCGCAACCTGACTCGTTTCTCAAATGCAAGCCGAGCAATCTGGCGAGCATACGATCAAAATCAGGACACAGTTACAGAGTCCGTTCAGCAAGCAATAGACAAAGCAATCGCTCAGTTTCAGCGAGATGTTGCCGAGTCCAGAGATAGGAGTTGATGATGGCCAGAGGTGGCGCAATTGCAGTAAACATCATCACAACCTTTGATGCTGGTGACATACAGAAGGCACAAAAAGAACTTAACAAACTTGCCGCAAGCATTCAACAACCGGGAGATGGCTTAAAGAAATTAGGCGCAAAGTTTCAAGATGCTGGGCGTTCAATTTCAGATGTTGGTGTTGGCCTAACCAAATCTGTCGGAGCAGTATCAGCCGCCTTCATAGCCTTTGGTATCTCATCAGTTAAAGCAGCAGCCGATGCCGAAGCAGGTCAAAATAGACTCAGATCTATTTTGGAAGCAACTGGTCTGGCAAGCGAAGAGCAGATTGTTGCTCTCAATAAACAAGCCAAAGCCCTTGAGAATCTAGGTGTGGTTTCTGCCAGCAATGTCACAATCGCTCAGTCTCAGTTAGCAACTTTCGATTTGCAGGCAGAAACAATTGAAAGATTGACACCTGCGATCTTGGATTATGTAACAGCCGAAAAAGGAGCCACAGCCTCGGCTTCTGACTTCAAGCAAATGACGAATGGCTTGGCTCAAGCCTTACAAGGAAACTTCGCCTCTC